ATTTTATTGGAAAATCTGACGAATCTTTCTTAAATTTTACAAGACCATTCCTTTTATTGAGTAGAGTCGAAAAAAATAAATTTAAATCAAACTAAAAATGGAAAGAAAAGAAAATCAAAAATTTGAGTTTTTATTAACTTTAAATAAAAACATTATTTGTCAAAGGTATTTTAATGTTCGAAACTTTAACCCAAAAAGTGTAAAGTCTCTCGATTTATATTATACCGTAAGTAACATTGTTGATGACATAATCGACACTTTAAAGGGTAAAACCACTGATATTATAGGGGAATTTTATAAAGATGAAGTGTCAAATTTACAGGGTGACGGCGAGTATTTTACGATAACTGTCAAGAAAGAAAATACCAACATAATACAATATATCTTCCCTGCCGATTTGTATCCCCCAAGAGTTAAATATTCAGTAGATATAAGGCCACAAATTTCTTACTTTTTAAGGGAGATTACTGACACATTGTCAAGAAAAAAATTAACTACCAAATACCTAAATAAACAACTTTAATACGCCCTTTTACGTATTTATTACTAAAGAAATATATGATGACAGAAACAGGAAACTTCGGCTATTTAGGATACAACTTTCAGGTAAAACTTCTTAACTTAATTATTATTGATAAAGGTTTTGCTCATTCTATTTTAGATGTGGTAGACCCTAAATATTTCGATAACCAGTATTTTAAATTAATAGTACAGATAATTAAAGAGTACTATGAAAAATATCAGTCCGTACCTTCTTTTGAAACTCTTGAACAACTAACACATTTAGAAGTAAGTTCTGAAATGGCAAAAAAGTGTGTAATTGATATGTTAAAAGAGGTAAAAGGGAGTTCTTTTGAAGACCACCTTTTTATAAAAGAAAAATCCATCAAATTCTGTAAACAACAAGAATTAAAAAAAGCTATTCGTAAAGTTGAAAAAATTATGGAAAAAGGTGAATTTGAAAGTTATGATAAGTGTGAAGAGTTTATCCGAGATGCAATCCAAATAGGTGAAACTGACCATGACAGTCTAGAGGTATTCCATAATTTAGAAGAAGTTCTAAAAGATGATTATAGACACCCAACCCCTACTGGCATAGGTGGAATCGACAATTTACTAAATGGTGGACTAGCAAAAGGAGAGATAGGTGTTATACTTGCACCTACTGGTGTTGGTAAAACAACAATACTTACAAGATTTGCAAATACTGCTTTTAATATGGGTTATAATGTTTTACAAATATTTTTTGAGGATAATCCTAAAATTATACAAAGAAAACATTTTACATGTTGGACCGGTATTGTTCCAGATGAGTTAAGTGAAAATAAAGAAAAAGTAATTTCTAAGGCAGATGAAATGAAAAAAAATGGTGGTAAATTAATTCTTAAGAAGATGGCTTCAGATGAATTTAATATGACTACTATTAAAAATCAGATTAGAAAAGTAATTTCTGAAGGTAATCAGGTAGACCTAGTAGTTTTAGATTACATCGATTGTGTAATACCTGATAGAAGTTTTAGTGATGAATGGAAAGGTGAAGGTTCTGTTATGAGAAAATTTGAAGCTATGTGCCATGAATTAAATCTAGTGGGTTGGACAGCAACTCAAGGAAATAGGTCCTCAATTTCATCAGAAGTAGTAACAACAGACCAAATGGGTGGTTCTATCAAGAAAGCTCAGGTAGGACATGTCATTATTTCAGTCGCAAAAACTCTACAACAAAAAGAATTAGGTTTAGCTACTATAGCTATAACAAAATCCCGAATAGGGAAAGATGGGATTATATTTGAAAATTGTACATTTAATAATGGTACATTAGAAATCGATACAGAATCCACACAAACATTCTTAGGTTTTGAAGAAGATAAAACCGAAAGAAATCGACAAAGAGTATTAGACGCTCTAGAGAGAAGAAACAAAGTATTAAAACAATAAATAAACAATAAATAAAATTATGAATATGGAAATTTCTAACAAAATTTTATCAGACATTACTGTCTACATGAAGTACGCGAAGTACCTTCCCGAATTAAATAGAAGAGAAACGTGGGAAGAGTTAGTAACAAGAAATAAAAACATGCACATTAAAAAATATCCTTATTTGAGGGAAGAAATTAATGAAAAATATAAATTGGTTTACGAGAAAAAAGTACTACCATCAATGAGGAGTATGCAATTCGGTGGTAAACCAATAGAGATAAGCCCTAACAGGATATACAATTGTGCATATATGCCTATTGACCATATTGATTCCTTCGCGGAATGTATGTTCTTATTATTAGGTGGAACAGGTGTAGGTTACTCAGTTCAAAAACACCACGTTGCTAAATTACCAGTAATTCAAAAACCATACCCAAAGAGAAAAAGAAGATTTTTAATTGGAGATTCTATTGAAGGATGGGCAGACTCAGTTAAAGTTTTAATGAAATCATATATGAATGGAGGCGGTTCAAGAGTAGAATTTGACTATTCAGATATTAGACCAAAAGGTGCTAGATTAATAACTTCTGGAGGTAAGGCACCAGGACCTCAACCACTCAAAGAATGTTTGGTTAAAGTAGAAGGATTATTAAACGCAAAAGAAAATGGAGAACAACTTACAACTATTGAAGTACATGACATCGTATGTCATATTGCAGATGCTGTCTTGGCCGGTGGTATTCGTAGAGCAGCTCTTATTAGTTTGTTTAGTGCTGATGATGATTCTATGATTGGATGTAAAGCTGGTAATTGGTGGGAACTTAACCCACAAAGAGGAAGAGCAAATAATTCAGCAGTATTAATGAGACATAAAATAACAAGAGAGTTTTTTAATGAAATATGGAAACGTGTAGAATTATCAGGAGCAGGGGAACCAGGAATTTATTTTAATAACGATAAAGACTGGGGAACTAATCCGTGTTGTGAGATAGCTTTAAGACCTTATCAATTTTGTAACTTATGTGAAGTAAATGTTTCAAATATTGAGTCTCAAGAAGATTTAAATATGAGAGTAAAAGCAGCAGCATTCATTGGAACACTCCAAGCGGGATACACTGCTTTTCATTATTTAAGAGATGTTTGGAGAGAAACCACTGAAAAGGACGCATTAATTGGTGTTTCAATGACTGGTATAGGTTCGGGTAAAGTATTAAATTATGATATGAAAAAAGCTGCAAGTCTAGTAAAAAGAGAAAATACAAGAGTTTCTAAGTTATTAGGAATTAACCAAGCAGCAAGAACAACTACAGTAAAACCAGCGGGAACAACATCATTAACATTAGGAACATCATCTGGTATTCATGCATGGCACAATGATTTTTATATTAGAAGATTACGTGTTGGTAAAAATGAAGCTATTTACACTTATTTAAATGTTAACCACCCAGAATTAGTAGAAGATGAATATTTCAGACCACATGATACAGCTGTAATTAGTATTCCACAAAAAGCACCTAAAGGTTCAATTATGAGAACTGAATCTCCATTTGATTTATTAGAAAGAGTAAAAAGAGTTGCGACGGAATGGGTTAACTCTGGTCACAGAAAAGGTTCTAATTCACACAATGTTTCAGCCACTATTTCTTTGAGAGAAGATGAGTGGGAAGCAGCTGGTGAATGGATGTGGAATAATAGAAAATACTATAATGGGTTATCGGTACTACCTTATAACGGAGGTACATATACTCAAGCACCATTTGAGGATATTACAGAGGAGAAATATGAAGAAATGATGAAATCATTAAAAGACGTTAATTTATCCAATGTTATAGAATTAGATGATAATACGGATTTATCTGGTGAATTAGCTTGTGCGGGAGGAAGTTGTGAAATTGACGTTGACTTAAACAAGTTAGAAAAGAGTGAAGCATAAATTTAGTAGAGAAATATTATACCACTTTAATTGTGGTAAATGTAATAAATGGTGGTCAGTATCTGACTACCATTTATTATCTATAGATAATAATAAAAAGGTGACTTGTCCTCACTGTAAACACACTGAAAAAATGATAGAAAATGAGAAAAGATGATTGGATATCAGAATTATATCTAAAAGAAGAAAGAAAAAGTCTTTTAAAACAAGAAGATTTTTATATTAATGAAGAAGGTATGAAGGTAATGACTGAGGGATACCACATTCGTAGAGGAAGTTGTTGTGGGAGTGGATGTAAACATTGTCCGTATTCCCCACCACACAAAAAAACGAATACTAAGTTAAGAGATGAGGTAAAACAAACCCAACTTACCCAATAGAGATATATTTATATCATATGAAACCATTAATCAAAAAAGTATTAAGAGAATATTGGGAACAAGAACCTGATAAGTGGGATTTATTAGCTGATGACTTAAAAGATTGTTTAGAAGAACTAATCACCAAACATAAATCTGAATGGTATGATGACCAATATGCGGTTATTTCTGCTATAGAGAACATTATGGATGAAATGTTTGCAAAAGTAGGGCGTTAGGTATTTATAAAATATGGATATTACAAATCAAAGATATGGTGTAGCATTTCCTTTTAGGGATAGTCCTAGTGGTTATTTTTTAAGAACTACTAATAATCCTAGAGAAGAAATAAAAAGTAATCTAATACATTTATTATTAACTAGAAAGGGTAGTAGGTATTTTTTACCTGATTTTGGTACTAGATTATACCAGTTTATTTTTGAACCTATAGACGCAACAACATTTAAAGCGATAGATGCTGAAATTAAACAAGCTGTAGATACGTATATCCCTAATATTAAAATAAATGAAATAAAAATAGAACCGTTAGACCTAAGTCAACCTACAGACCAGAATGATGTTTCAGCTACAGAATTAAATAGTAGTATATATAGAGTTGCTGGTGATGGGACTGAAGAACATACGGCAAAAATATCTATAGATTTCACAGTAAAAGATGATGTTTTTGGAAACAGAGATTTTGTAATAATTAATTTATAATATGGCATACACACCAACAAGTACAGGTAAACAAATATCATATACCGAAAGAGATTTTGTAGGTATTAGGAATGAGTTAATTAGACTAACCAACATATACTACCCTAACCTTATACAGAATACAGATGATAGTTCTATATATTCCGTATTTTTAGATTTAAACGCGGCAGTAGCTGATAACCTCAACTTCCAAATCGATAGGACATTACAGGAAACGGTGTTACAATATGCTCAAGAAAGGTCATCATTATATAATATAGCTCGTACTTATGGATTAAAAATCCCGGGAAATAGACCGTCTGTTTGTTTGTGTGATTTTTCTATTATAGTACCACCTTTCGGTGATAAAGAAGATGAAAGGTATTTAGGTTTTCTTAGAAGAGGAAGTCAGGTAAGAGGTGGTTCACAAGTATTTGAAACAGCAAATGATTGTGATTTTTCGTCACCATATTCAGTAGACGGAGTACCTAATAGGACTAAAGTCCCTAATTTTGACGCTAACGGGGTAATAGTAAGTTATACTATGACTAAAAGAGAGGTTGTTGTAAATGGTGTAACTAAAGTGTTTAAAAAATCTATAACAGATGTAGACTCTAAACCATTTTTTAAAATTTATTTACCTGATAGAAATGTGTTAGGTGTAACATCAGTAATTGAAAAGTCAGGTTTGGGGTATTCTACATTACCTTCTAGTAGTGAATTTATAACTACATCTGATGATAGGTATTATGAGGTGGATTCACTAGCTCAGCAAGAAATATTTGCTTTAGACCCTTCCGCACCAAGTGACCAACCCGGGGTAAAACCAGGTAGGTATATTAAAACAGGTAAAAGATTTGTAAGTGAATTTACACCTGAAGGGTTTTTCTTTTTAACCTTTGGTGGTGGAAATGACAACTCCCAAAACCTACTAGAAAGTTTTAGTAAATTTGGGACTACGGTAACCCCTAGTAAATATTTAAATAACGTTTCTCTAGGTACAGCGGTTAGACCAAATACAACACTATTCATCCAATATAGGGTGGGTGGTGGTAAATCATCTAATTTAGGTCCAGGTTCCATATCATCGATAGGGTTAATAGATTTTACTATTTCAGGACCTGCACCCGCGATTAATCAACGAGTTAGAAGTAGTTTAAAAGTCAATAATGTTACAGCAGCTATAGGTGGTGACGATTTAATGAGTACAGATGAAATAAGAAATTATATAGCTTTTAATTTTGCTGCACAAAATAGAGCTGTCACACTCAATGATTATGTAGCAAAAGTAAGGATGATGCCAGCACAATTTGGGGCCGCAGCCAAAGTAGGTGCGATAGAAACCGAAAATAAAGTTAGAGTAAGTGTCTTATCGTACACCCCACAAGGACAATTAACATCTATGGTTTCATCGGTTCTTAAACAAAATATATCGGAATACTTATCTAATTTTAGAATGATAAATGATTATATTGAAGTGGGTGGAGGTAAAGTAATTGATTTAGGTGTTGATGTAGACTTACTTATACAAAATACAGCGACACAAGGTGAGGTAGTTTCTTCTGTTATTAATTGTGTTAAAGAATTTTTTAGTGTAGACTCTAATGAAATGGGAACACTAGTTAATGTTAGTACTTTAGTTAGTGAAATAGTGACTAAACCAGGAGTTATTAATTTAGTAGATATTAAAATCTTTAATAAAGTAGGTGGTAGATACTCTAATTCCGTTATACAACAACCATTTATACCTCAGACAGACAATGAAATATCACTATTAGATGGGGCTTTATTTTTCCAACCAGACGAAATACCTCAAGTAAGATTCCCTTCTACAGACATTAGGGTTAGGGTTAAACAAGGGGAGAACGTAACCTATACATAAAGGTTTACATAGTTTTAACCAAACCTATCTTTAATTTTAGCAATATAACTATTTATAAATTAAAGAATTTAAATGCCAAAACATATACGTATAAGAACAAAAGTTGGTAGCAATCGAGTTGTTAATGTAAACTTGAACCAGGATTTTGACATGTTAGAAATATTAAGTCTCAATATGCATCAAGTAGATGTCTATAGAAGAGATTGTGCTGATTTTGGTGTTGTTTGTGGAAGAGTCATAGCTAATGGTGGTTTCGGAGTACCAAACGCAAAAGTTTCTATTTTTATTGGGTTAGATGATGTAGATAATGAAAATGAAGTAATAAAACAATTATACCCATATAAAAGTAGTAGTATTAGAAATGAAGATGGGTACGTCTATAATCTATTACCACAAGATGCTAGTTATAATGGGCACGTTCCCACAGGTAGTTTTCCTAAAGTTTCCGAAGTACTATTAAACCAAGAGGTAAAATACGTATACGAAAAATATTATAAATTCACCGCGAAGACTAATGAATCGGGTGACTATATGATTTATGGTGTACCACCAGGTAGTCAAAGAATTGTAATGAATTTGGACTTATCCGATATGGGGTGTTTCTCCATGGTTCCTGAAGATTTTAAATTACAAGGTTCTCCAGAGTCTGCGTTTGACGGTGCTAGATTTAAATCAGACAGTGACCTTTCATCACTCCCTCAGATAGCACAAGAACAAAAACAACTTGACGTAAAACCATTTTGGGGTGACGATGAAGCAGGTTGTGATGCTTCCATTACAAGAATGGATTTTGATTTAAGGGATTTAGGTATAGAAATAAAACCTACAGCTGTTTTTATGGGCTCACTAGGTAGTGACACTAATAAAGATTCTGTTAATAAAAATTGTAGACCTAGATGGGGACAAGGTGAATTATGTTATACAGAACCCCAACAAGGTACCATAGAAGGAATTAGATGGACTCCTTTTTGGAAAGAAGAGGAAAGACCAGGAGACTACGTAAATAGACCTGGAGAGACAGACTTAGTTCCTGTTTTAGAGAGATTTAATATTGATGGTGGTCACAATATTAATGAAGACGGTGCATTCCTTGTAAACGTACCCATGAATCTAGATTACTTAGTAACTAATGAATTTGGGGAACAAGTTGTATCACAAGACCCAGAAAAAGGAATACCCACAAAAGGAAAATATAGATTTAGGATAAAACCATCAAACACTACAGGTACATCACGACTAAGGAGAAGAGGAGCTTATTTAGTACCTAATATTCGTGAATGGAATTATAATAATGGTAGTGGTACTTATGGTAAAACACCAGGACAACAATATGGGCAAGCTCCTATTGGAGCCGGGAAGGAAAAATATAAATCTTACGCCTTTTCGGTTAAATGGTTTGATTATCCAGAAGAAGCTATAGAAAATGGAAACCTTATCACCTGTGAGGATTATTTTTATGAGTTTAGTTTTGCTAAGGTATATACAGTATCTCAGTTTTTTAATTTCTGGAAACATAGACATAGGGATGGGTTTATTGGAATAAAAGAAGTACTCCCTAGAGAATCTGAGAGATGTGAAAGACTACCATTCCCAATAAATAACGCAAGTAGAAACGTTACCTTTGCTATCATATTTAATCAATTTGTGACTAGATTTTTACAAATTTTATGGCAAACTATATGGATTATAATGAATATATTATGTCTTATAGTACCAGTAGTAATGATTATTGTGACTGTTATATTAGTAATATATGAAATAATAGCATTTATTGTTAACGCTATCTCCTGGTTATTAGGTGGAGGACCAATTCTACCAACACCAACTTACCCAGAAATATTTTGTGAAGATTTATTTCCGTGTGTTAAATTAAGAGTTACGAAATATCCAGAATGTCAAAAATGTGGATGTTCAGAAAATGCTATGAGTTGTGGTATTGGGGATTGTACAGGTCCTGCGGACGACCCAGATATATATGCTGACGGTTCAATGCATAATGAGGACGATGATTATATGGAGTGTAATGGACCTGATGATTTACAATATGACACTAATGCAGGAAATACAATCAACTACGGTGCAGATGGTTGTTATCTAATTAATTTTACATCTATTATAGGTACTATAATTAGTGGTGGATTCCAGAACTTTAATGTCCCTATGAGGTGGAGAAGGATGGAGGTTACCATGAGGTCACTATGTGACGGTCTTTTAAATTATTTTTGGGCTAATAATTGGATGAATGGATTTCTTTACGCTTTTCAGTTTAAAGGAAAATTAAAACCAGATGATAGTTACGCTAATGGTTATAGAGCAAAGTTTTGTGCGGAAGTAATGCATTTTGACCCTATAATGCAAGAATTTTATTATCGTTCTTGTCCTACGGAACTTAGAAGAGGTTTAGGTGGGCAAGGTGACTTTCTAGGTGATGAAGATACCGCACTAATATCAAACCGTAAACAGGGAGGGTTCTTAGGTATCGGTAGATTAAAAGGTGAGAATGATAGAAACATACACTTCCCAACCACTATTTTAGATTTAGGTCCAGTACAAGAATATATAGGGGAAATATGTAATAAAGAAGGTTATAGAGAAGGTTGTAGTGTGGGTGATGACCTCGAAGATACTACATTTACTAATCCAGGTAACATTCTTTATAATGGACTTACAGAAAGAATAACCCAGTTTGGAAATTGGGATTGGTGGAGCCTAGGTCAAATATTTAGAAAAGAACATAAACAAGTAGGTGGAGATATAGCGGCTATATTTTCTCAGTTTCAAGAAGTTGGAGTATTAGAGTATGAAGAATTAGACTTTGCTGAGTTAAGTGCCTTAGGTGACCCTTGGGGTTATCTAGAAGGTGTACCAGGTATATATTTTATGGGAACACCACCAGGGCCACCTTCATTAGATTTAATGGAAGTAAATTATGCCCCAGCAGGTTACTATACCTCTCCTTATGGTGAATATGCACACTTTGGTGATTGTATCAACGATTTAGTACCATGTACAGGACAAAATACTAACCCTTGTGATGATGGTAATAATCAACCATCTTGGGATATTAATATAACTCCACCTTCAGCGGGTTCTTGGGGTGATTACTCACTTAGTTCCCCTAGTCCAGCATTAATAGCGTTGTCCCCTAGAATACTTTACCCTGTTGATGTACCATTCCCTACAGTTGCTCAATCACCAGGAAGTGAAGTAAGAGATTGTATTATTAATAGAAATAGTGGTTCATCTCAAACAGTACCTTACTATCCATTCTGGACAGACCCTAATATTAATGGTGGTACAGGGTTTATAGGGACACAAGCCCAATGGAATACTGGACAAGGAGTAGCAGGAATGACAAGTTATGGGATTCAACCAATGAACTACCAACACCAACTAACTTCTCCTTTCCCAACAACCCCAATCTATACCAACATGGAAGATAATGTTAGGTTGGGTCCAGGCTTACATTTTTATTTTGGATTAATTCCAGGTGCAACAGCTTACGATATTTTTCTCGAAAAGTACGTACCATTACCTCAAGATGAAGTGGAGGAAGATGAATATTTTGTAATATAATGAGTTTTCCAGATTTTATAAGAGCTTTAAGAGGGTCCCAAAGATATATGGGGGCTTTAGATAAGGATGTGGTTATTCGTCATAGTTTAGAACAGACACATAGGATGTTGTTTGAAACAGAAAGAAATGCTGTTCTAAATTTAAATGAACAATACTTTATAGAAAGGGAAGAATCTAAAACCTATCGACCATATGGTAAAATAAAACCACTAGTAGACAATGTGGTTTCTGGGTATACTTCTGACCCCCTAATGTGTGGATTCCAAACCTATTATTATCCACCATTTCCAGCGTCTACATCTTCTGGAGCGGAAGGATATCCATCTATAAACTTTTTTGATTTTTTTACCCCCACAGCTTTAACTACTACACATAATTATACAGAACCTAATAGTTACAAAGATAATTGGTTAGTGTACGCTTCTTATGTTAGAGGTAATATAGATAAATCAATGAGATACTATGCTAATAAAGATACTAATCAGTACATTAACTTTAATAGTAGGGATGGCATAGCTTTTCATGTAAGATTAGTAAAGATTAATGGAAAAAGTGCCTTACAATGTGTATGTTCGGCTGAACACGGTTTATTGGAAAATGAGTATGTAGAGATACAAGATAGTGGAAGTATTAATACAGTAAACAATAATCACATAACTACTATAAATGGAGGAATCCAAGTACCAGTATACTCTTTTGGGGATGAAATGATTGGTTCCGAGAAAAAAATATTTAATATATTATTACGTTCTGATGTCAATAACCCTAACACTATAATTGGGGGTGATTGTGGTGTATTTAAAAGACTATCCGACCCTAGTAACTATGATGAAACCTTATCACGTTATTACGTACACCAACATACCATTTTAACTGATTTGGATGAGTCTGTAGTAGATAGAACCGCTTTTGAGTTTGGTATATACAATAAAAGATTTAGATATTATAGAGAAGACCACTCACCTCCTTTTGGTATTGGTCACGAAGTAGTAAAAAACCAAAGCAGTAGCTTTTTATGGAATTTTTCTAAAGATATAGACGTAACTAAATTAAAAGATAACTATAATAGACCTATATTAGATTTGTACGCAACAATTTTAGTTGGAAATCAAACTAATATTTGGCAAAAAAGGAAAGTAGAGAAAAAAATAATAAGAGGTGTGCCTACTCTAGTTGCCGTCGCTGGATATGGGATGGGGTGGGACTGGAACTTTGTACCTTCTGGACAAACTTTAGATAGTTACCCCAATAACTTCTTCTCGAACCTATCAACCCCAGACGACATACCTAAAAAAGACGACATGTTCGCTGGAGCATTTGTAGAATATAATGAGTTTGAACTAAAGGAAAGAATTATATCAGAAGTTCATCACGCTCTCCATTTTAATGAAGAGATATTTCACGATGGAAAGGAAAGAGAAATAACAGATGGGTACTTCTATCAACCACACTATAGGATACCCATAAGAAAAATAGCTAATAGTATCTCTACTTATCCGGACTATAGATTTGTTCCATCATACGCTACTTTTTCTATATCGGAACAAACTTGGAGATGGAGAAATGTTTTAAATATTGGATTTTTTGATTCTGATAAAAACGGAGTAAATTACCCATTTGTAAATGGAGCACACTACCCATACACTAATATTGATTTTTTTATAAAACCTTGGTTAGTGGATAAACCATTCCTTTCGGATGGAATAATAGAACCATTAGATGTAGATGACTGTGAATAGAATTAGAATAAAAACTAAAGATAGTGATAAGCGTGTAGTTATCCCTATAGCTCAGGACTTTGATGAGGTACTAGGTAAAGAACAACAATTAGCACTCTGGGATAGAGACCAGATAGAAAGACACACCAACCCAATCCTAGATTTTGAAACTATGAGGTTTTCACCGGCAACTATATTACCTGATAATAAAATTTTTTATAGTTTATTGTTTGCGACACAGACCACACCTAATGGTAATGCTGCTATGTATTCTAATGATTATAGTTGGGCAGGTATCTATTATCCAGATATTAACAAAAGAAGAGACGTATTTAATAAAAGTTTTTTTAAGTTTGACTTCTATACCTTTCCCTTTGTTACTGAATTAAAAATAAGTTTTTCTGTTACGATGCCTATTAATAATGGTTTAAAAGTTAGTAGACAGATAGATAACAACCCAAATTCACCTAATTATGACCAATTTGCGTGGACTAGAGCCTTGGCAGAGGATGATGATTTTACTATGGGGCCCTATTATTATGATATAGAATCTTCAGATTTTGTATTTAATAGTGTGGGAAAAGGTAAAGAAAATTATTACATACAGTGGTTAAAAGATGATTTTGTAGTTCCTGATAAAAACTTCTACATGACTTGTAGATTTTTTAACGCAGCGACGGGAAAGGTTCACAGATTTATAAACAAACCACAACCAATAGACGGTAATGGTAACCCTGTGTACACATTAAACGGACAAGATTACTTCTTTTATAGGATTACATTCGACAGGTCCAACTTCACCTATAAATTTAGAGAATATGAACAAGGTCTATGGTCTGCAGCTGATATAGTTGGAGATAGTTTGGGCAACTCAATAAAATTTTATGAATATCTTAACCCATAATGGACGTTTACAAATATACAATATGGACAGGTAATATCCCGGGGTCAGAACCAATAGACCCATGTAGTAGAGGGAGTGTTAACCCAACCAATACAATGACGGATTGTAACTGTCCACCATTTGTGATGGCTACTACTCCTAGTGGGGGGTATGGGGCATTATCTACTAATTTTACAGGATTATTAGACCCTGATAGGTTAAGTGGTACGACATATAACACTGGAACTTCTGTGTGGGAAGCTACCGAACCGGTGTCTCCTTTAGGTGGTTATAGATTAGGGGATGTGGTTTTAGCCGACCATGACGCGATAACACCTTTTAATCCACGTGCTGGATGTTTAAATGAACAAGGACCACATTGTTTTGTATATGTACAACAAGATTATAATTTTACAGGATACAATTACTTTACCACACCAAACGGACCAGCACCCTGGAAGTCACCTATATATCCAATGGATTCACCCTACTACGAACCCGGAATGGGAATAGTAGGAATGCCTGCAGGACCACAACTTTATGCTGGTACAGGTACAGGTGGTGGGTCTTATGATGGAGGCCCTTGGGTATGTTGCGATAGTGAAGATATATTTGATATTACAGCTCATGAAGGACCAGACCACCAGATACCAATATTCTTAGACCAAGATTTTAATGATATTGGGTATTACACACCTTTTGACGGTGGGATATTCCAGAAAGACCTATTCTCTAACTTTATAGTAACTTCAGACTTATCACAATCAAATGCGGGATATGTTATCACAGTTACAAATAGTACCCCATTTGGTTTATATAACGATACTCAAGGATTTAATTTTTCTATAGATTGGGGAGATGGGTCAGTACAGACACTACAATACCCAACAATTTCTATAACACATATTTACCCATTTGGACAAAATAGTGCTAATATTACAATACAGATGGTAGCACCTTGGGGGATAACAGCTATCTCACAACCTATAACTTTACCATACTTGACGGGTAGTTCAGTGAATATACCCAATCCAAATCTATCATTTACCTTTAATCCACCATCGGGAGGGGCACCCGTAACACAAAATTGGATGTATTCTAGTTTCGGTCCTTTAGATAGTGGTACTAATGTTTACGATTATGTTTCTGCAAATTTTGCACCAGTACCTATTTCAGTTACAGGGACAACAGATAGTCAGTTAAGTAACTTCCAGTTATATTCTACAGCTCCTTCTAATAGTCCTTATTTACCTAATGGTTATATGTTGAATCAACTAGTACCTCTTGGTGGGGAAATTGAAATGGGGTTAGGTGACTTTCAACCAACACTATTCGGTGAGATAATAAGTGCTTCAAATAATTTTACAGCGTATACTATTTCTGATGGTGGAGCAGGAGGTAACCCAGTTACTATGTTTGATTATGAAAATGGTGTTACACTATTTGAAGTAGATACTGTAGGTTTAAATGAATATAACTTGTTTACTCAGAGTTGTGACCCAGTAGGGTTAGAAGATTTAGAAGAAGACCCAGATATATGTGAGTTCTGTATAGGTGTTCAAAACCCACCTGCAGGTGTAAGTGTTGTAGTGACAACTAATCAAGGTATGTGGCAAACAGGTACAGGATACCAAGTAGGTGATTTAGTTAGATTCGCTGGGTGTTGTTGGTATGCGGGGGGTACGATACCACCAATGAATAATGTACCACCTAATAATCCTGACGCTTTTGAAGGTGGTACACAAGGTACTGGTGTTGGTTATGCACCCGGTTTACAAGGGTGGTGGCCGTGTCCAGGACAGGTCTGTGAAGCGACTGATATTTTTACTGGAGCTGAGATTGATGGATGTACTGATAGTAGTGCATTAAATTATAATCCCCTTGCCACCAACGACGATGGTAGTTGTGTTTATAATGGAGATGACTGGTTAGGTGGTGGTGTGACAAGTAATCCTGATTATGGGATAGATGATGATGTAGGAATTGGTGTAAGTACGGGTGGAACAGGTACAAATACGACTGGTACCATAACTTCTACAGCTGCATGTTGTGACCCACTAGCTAATAATACGGACCCTAATTGCGGTCAAAGTGGTGTTTTCAATGACGCTTCTTTATGTACTTATCCATATACTACTGGAGGACAATGGGTGTGTGACCCTAATAATGCATTAGAACTTAGATGTCAGGCAAATTCTGCTGGTAACCTAACAGGTCTTGGATGTTCAGCAGTAGAACATCCAGCAGAATTCGAACATATTGGTTTTGGTTGGACTTCACCTACAGCACCAAACACAGTAGTTAACTGTTCAAATGCGGTACCTACACCTAGCCAATCAGAAATATCAGATTGTACAAGCACATTAGGTTTACCAGGTCTTATGAATCAAGTAGAGTTTTCAACCAACGCATCAGGCGGTAGAGGTACTGGGTGTGTAAAAATTGACAAAGCATGGCATCCACGTAACCTCCAATACTGGAGTTCTCCAACAGGAACTTATGCTGACGGACCAACAGATTACGGTTGTTTTTACCCATTAAATTGTTTTCATTGGGAATACGCAACTTACTTCGGTGGAGTACAGTCATCTGGTTCAGACCCATATTACGCCACAATAAATGGTTTTGCGGCAATACCACCAGGTACATTTGGTAGAGATATTAGTGGTGCGTTAACTGGAGCTAATAAAATAAACCCTGTAACGGAACTAATAGACGCAAATAGTATGATATACACCCAAGTAGTGTATAATAGTTATTGTGAATGTATGTCAGTTACTGATGGGTGCCCATCTCAAGTTAAAAACTATGTGTGGTAATATAAAAAACAAGAATTATGGCTAATACATGTACAGGTAAAATACAAATTCCAATTACAGGAAGTACTACGGATGGGGTAGCATATATAGCGGCCAATTATCCTAACGGTAATATTGCTGATTATACTTTTTTCATCACACCATCGGAATATAATAGTGTAATGAGTCCAACTAATAGTAGCCCTTTCAATATAGGGGGTTCATTTGGACAAACCGCACCTTGTGCAGTGTATGATACTACAGGAGCGGTTATGGCATATCAAGTGTATGTCCAAGAATATAAATTTATACATATATTAGCTCCCCCAGGACAATATGGGGGTCAAGGTGCAAATAATGGGCCTTATAGTATACCTCCACAATCAACCTACTCCGATTTTGTAGATGCGATAAATATGACCATTCACCTTCCTTTGCTGGGTGCAATGCTTGCAAATATCAATATAGATTATTATACTGTGTGTGATAAAGCAAATGCTACCATTATCGGTTCAACACAATACAATAATTCTACTAGTACCATTGGGTGTCAAATTACGTCACAAATTTGTAATTGTCCTAATACAGTAATTAATCCATGTGCGACGACAGCTTTAAATACTGGTATACAACCCACAAATGTAATTGCTGCTACATATAGTTTACAAGGAGCTTATGTTACTGGTACTTACCTAGAATGGCCTATAGGAAGTGGTGACTACTGGTTTTTATATGCGATTGGATATACAGTTAGTACTCCTTTTGTTTGGGCTCTGACAAATACCAACCCATCAACACACGATGCGTGGGTACCATGTGGGGTAGACCCAGGACCTACAGAGAACCCTAACGATTGTCCCAATGAGTTCTTATCTTACCAAGACTTAAGTCCCACCCCATATCAAACATACCCTAGTGGTCCATGGGACCCAAATATAGGGTACCAAGTAGGTGAAACCTTCACTATGGATTGGTACAATGATGGTTTAGGTATATTATTAAGTCATTCGGACCCAAACTGGATTAACTTCATATCAGGTCAAGGATTATCAAACCCTATAACTCAATTTGAGTTACCTGATTATGATTGGGTTGACCAAGAATGGATTAATCAAGGGTCTGGGATAATAGTAGAATTTTTAGGGAATTGTAATAATGTACCAGGAGTACACGAATATATATCTCTTGTCCATAACATACCACCATTTAACGACTCAACACCGAATGATTGGACAGATGGGTTTTCTATACCTGGTTTTGCGAGTGCGGGTGGTATAGGTATACCTTATTGGCAATCACCAGGAGCTGACGACTATCCAGGTGTGTACCCAACTGATGTTGTGTGGTATGCACAACAAGGTCTATCTCTTGTGAATGGAGAGGTAGCTTGTTGTAAGGAGTTACTCATAGGCTGTATGGACCCTATAGCGGTAAATTATAACCCAACCGCTGACCTAGCGTGTCCTGACTTACCACAAATGGGTACTGACCAATGGGGTAATCCAGTATCTCTAGGCCCACCTGACGGTCTTCCAGATTGTTGTGAGTATAATGATGTAGGTGAAGTAGCAGAGTGCCTACCAAAACTAACTAAAGAAGAATTTTTAATGAACATCGCACAGAAACCAGAAACACGTTCAGATGTATTTATTGAAAGAGGGAAAACTTCAGTTTTTGAAAGAACCCAAAGATTAGCACAGACCCCGACCATAGGAGAATTAACAATTCATGGTTATGGGTACTATAAAATTAACGAACAAAGATTTTAAAATATGGCATTAGGAGCATACGGAATAAAAAGACCAGCAGACGTTTCACCAGAAGACGTAGAAGTACTATACCACTACTCTCCAACGAGAGATTCGGGTAGTAATTTCCAATTAAGGAGACTTGACTCAGCTCAGGTATTAGCTCCTTATTTACATAATAATAATACAGCGGTAGGAACTAACCCACCAACATCAGGTGTTGAGATTTTAGGTGGATTATATCAACTGACACTACCTAATGACCAATTTAATGTAAAAGGGATATATACTGTTTATATTAGACCAGCGGAAATTAGAACAACAATTGTAGATTGTGGTATACTCGCCGCTCTACCAAATGTTAAAGGTTTAGTGTTTGATTTAAATAATGTACCAGCACAGTATAGAAATAGAATGTCACCTATGAGTTTAGTGGGATATAGGATAGAATATTTGAATAATGACGGGAGTAAGATATCTAACTTTTTTAGAGTAGTTACCTCTAATTTCTATTGTGAACCAGTTCCAGCTAATCTTACACAAACCAACCAAGTATCTCCTAGGTATGTGTATACCGATAACCCTACTAATCTAGTTTTTTGTACACTATCACCAACAGCCGCACCTACAAATCAACCTAATGCGATACCATTTATCGGTCAACCGACACAAGGTGTTGTTATAACTAATACATATTTTAATCCTATAACGTTAGATATAGAAATGGTGGACCACGATTTTGAAACTTTAGCTATTGGATTATATGGTAACCAGACTAAGTCTATAGAAGATGGTATATATACACTTTATGACTTAACTGGAGCTAATAACATATACAAACAATATAATTTATTTGAAATAAGAGACCAGTTTGATAAGAAATTATTTGAGGTGAGACAAGATAGAGGAACCCAGATAGATTTCAGTAAAAACTTTAATACAGTAATTACTCAGTAATGGCAAAATTTTATTACCCACCAGCACCTGGTAGTGGAGCCGGGACATTTAGTGATAATCTAGTAGGACTTCAGATTACTGATGGTTCTTCTATGGCTACAATGGGTAATTTTACTTTTAATCAAGGTACAACTCAACAAAATGTATTTAACTACTCATTAGGTGGTTTTTCAGAACCTATAACACTAGAACTTTTAGCGAAAGGTAATGAAGAATTATTAGAGTACCTTTCTAATTCATCTCTCTTTATAAAATTTAATTATGACCACGACGATATTAGTAAGTTGGTTCAGTATGGTTCTTTAAAAGAAAGATTAAGAGTATCGACTCAAGAAATTATTAATTTTTTCCCCGCAGCATTTTATGTTGATGGTGTTAATGTTATAGATGGGTCTAGTGGTAACACTACTCATAGTGTGACTTACTCTGACGTTACGGACCAAACAACTATTGTGGTTTCTAAGTTTAAATTTTCTAACCCATTTGGTATAGAATATACCGAAAGAGGTTTATATGGTGTAGAAAGTTCAATGGATATGGACTATGTGGTAATTCCAGAAAATACCGATATTAGTACGGTAGCTTCTAAGGTAGATTTAGGAGAACTTAGTCCACTAAGAAACTTTTCATTACAATATCCGAACTACGTACTAAGTTTTGATGGTAGTGGAACCACAGAATATAAAGTAATAGATTACACACCTATAGATGATAATAGTACGGGATTAACAATAACAATAGAGGGTAAACCTTTCGGGTTAAACCCAACCCCGTCAACTACCAACTTTTATATAAAACCTAATAAGTTAGAAAGTCAGAAAGTATTTGATAATTTAGGTAGTGTAGAGAAATTCATAGTAAACCAAAGAAGTGTACCTCAATATACTTCCACCTTTAAAGTGATGAGTGAAACAGATGGTGGAAGAAATTATATACAAAAAATTAAATATACCTGGCCTAAAAGTGATTTAGTAAACCTAGATTTATCATCTCAAGAATACACTAACTATATCCAAAATTTGGTAGATATAGGGAATAGAATAGATGAAGAAAAAACTAATTTAGTATCTAGATTTTTAACATCAGGAGCTTTAAAAGATTTTGATACGGGAGATAGGAAAGTTGAGAAAACCCTACAAATATACGGAAGAAGTTTTGATGATGTAAAAAGATTTATAGATGGGATATCATATATGACCAATGTCACATATGATGGTGTAGAAAATATACCTAACAAACTTCTAAGAAATTTTGCATTAATGTTGGGGTGGCAAACACCTAATATTATAAATAGGAAGGATTTTCTAGACACATTATTAGATACCGCTCCCCCACAATTTTCTGGTGAATCTATAGGTTTAACACCAGCTGAGTTAGATATAGAATTATACAGAAGAATAATAATGAACACTGCTTACCTTTTTAAATCTAAGGGGACAAGAAAAGTAGTAGAATTTATTTTTGAATTGATTGGTGCACCTGAAGCGATGACTCAGATTAACGAGTATGTTGTATTAGCGGACGGGAGGTACAAAACGGGTAAGATGGTTGAGGATAGAAAATTAGGTGTTGTTTACGAGGAATATGATAACGGTTTTGACTACTACTGGTCTTTCTTATCGGCAGGAGTAATAACCTATCCAAACATAGAATATAATGCTGCTATGTCTACTTATGGTGGTACTAGTTATCTTACACCAGAAATTAAAACACATGGTTACACCAGAGAAGACTATCCGATAGACGACGAAGGATACCCAACTAAACCTAGATACACTAACAATTATTATTTCCAAAGAGGAGCTGGATGGTATGAAGAAAATTTACAACATAGAGGTGAAGTAATAATAGATTTAGCGAATTCCGTTTTTACAGGATGTACACCAGTAATTAATACTAAATTTAATCAATTTACGTGGGGTGGATTCTTTGGAAATGTACCTTATGGTGTGACATCTGATGACCCTGGAGCTCCTTACCTTGAAAGGTTTAGGAGATTTCCATTTATGCCATTTGGTTTTGGGTTAACACATGAAATTGACGATAAAAAATCTTGGGTAGAGACTATACAATATCCTAATTTAATAGGGAAAATAGATGGAATATCTTTATGGAGAGACCGTGCAACAGCAGAAATGGAAGCACGTGAGGTGGGCTGCCCTGGAATACATACCCACACCTTATATAATGAAATGGGGTATATGGCTTGTAAAGACCACCAAACCGCTACTAATGTAATGTTACAAACATATGTAGAACCACAAGAAAAAATACAGAGAGTATATGATTTTACAATAAATAGATATAGTGATTATCTTACAGATAATGAAAAATTCATTATAAATGTAAAGAATACTGATGTCTTCATTAACCCCTCACAAGGGTTTGTTTATGATGTATGGAAGAACTCAATTTTAAGTGGTTCTCCATTCAACGGAACACCACTTACACCATCTAGATATGGGTGGAATAATACCGAAGTAGCTTACCCAGGGTTAGGAAAACTTGATGATACATTAACACTAATTAACGCTAAAGACTTTCCATTTAAAGCATTTAAAAAAGGACTTATAGAGACCTTTATTAATGTTAAAAATAGATTAACCATATCTGATGGTAAAACCGGTGGGTACGCCACACTAGATATGCTATTCTTAGACTATGTTAAGAAAAAAAATGGGGAGAATAATGATTATACGTATAGTAAATTAATTGAATATGCATCTATTATAGGTACAGATTGGTTAAAAATTATGGAACAATTTATTCCAGCTACCACCTTATGGCAAGGGGGACAACGAATAGAAAATTCCATATTTCATAGAAATAAATTTGACTACACTAATTTAGCTGATAGTATATATTCTGGTACAGTATCGGGACCTACAGGTGGTGACAATGGTGGTGACAATGGTACTGGTGGTGACCCAGAAGGGGGTGTCGTTGACTCAACAGGTGGAGGTACTACTACTGGTGGTTGGACTCCTGTATTAAGTGGGTCTAATTCGGTAGTTGAAGGATGTTGTTATAGTGGTGTCCCAGTTAATGTTAGCACAGGTGTGATAGGTGTGGGAAGTGACATTAATAGTGTGATAGCTACTGCTACCACATCAGCAGGAACCACTTGTATTTTACCAGAAACAGCGATGACTTTAGCTTCTCGTACACCTAATTTCCCTAACGGATTCGCTCTTACAGATTTTGAAGTCACCTGTAAGTCTAACTACCCTTCTTATTATAATTTTATAGGAATAAATCCTAACGACGTAACATTTACACCACCAACAGGTGTTATAAATAACATATTATTAGTAGTAAATACAGCGGGAGCAAATAATCAGAATTTAGTTACCCCCGATAATTTACCACTTTACACTGTAGAGGGTGGGTATAGTGAAATAATAGCGAGTGGTGGAGACATAGAAGTAGAAATAAATCAATTAGCGGAAACAGAGGGGAACTCTTTACCATTTGATACCATATAATAACTTTTTAGTGTAGATGGAAGTAACAAATTACATACAAAAAATAGATTTAAGAAGGACCTTTACGGAATTTACCGTAAGACTTACAATGTCTGGGAGATATGCGGGCATACCGTATCAAAATACACCTATTTTAATGTTAAAATATGACATTGAAAAACCTGTAGATATGTATGTTTCTTATGATAAGAACGGAAAGATAATAGATGGGTATCTCTACTTAGAAAGAAAAAATTTCCTATTTAGTAGGATAACATTAAAAACTGCACCTAAGAAAAATTGGAATCCCACAAAACCCCTAAATCCTTTAAAAGACAATCCATACATTTCAGTCAACCCCAACCCACAACAAACCTGTGTTTGTTCATGTTATGCGGGAGCTGCGAGAAATACATACTGGCCTGTTACTAGTAAAAATGGTGAAACTTGTGAACAAACTTGTATGAGCCAATCTACTTACCTAGGGTGTGCGAGTAGAGATTCTTTTTATGTTAATACTCCACCTGTAGATAATGAAGTTACATATTTGGGTTCTAAAACTAAGACTACATTTTTGACTGATGTTGTTATACCTATATTTGATAATGGTAAGTTAGGTTTAAGAAAATTAACCCAAGCTAATATTACTTCTACCCTAACTAATAGTAGAATGTGGAGACAGGGTAAATCTATGTTACAACTAAGACCTTTTAAATCAACTAAACAAGGAAAATATAACGCGGTCCAACTAGTAATGCCACAGATTACGGATTTTTTACATCTCAATCAACAACCTATTTCTTTTAATGTTGAGGTTGTTGCACGTAATGGTAAAACCCCTGTTAATAAATTTACTATTAATCCTACAGATAGAAAAACCCAAAGTAGAAAAGTTAAAAGACCTATTGATAATCTCTACACCAAAGGGTTCGAATACCAACGACTAGACGGTTCTAATTATATTGGTTTCTACCATATAGACCCAGTAGCAGGTGCTAGAATAGGGAAAAATGGTAGTAATTCTGGGGAGAGGTTAAAATCTTTAAGTTTTGTCCCTTCCGTACAAGTGGTAAAACCTAAAGTTTCCGCAAGGGTCCCACGTACACAAACTTTCTATACCTCTCTACAACAAAAAGAAGTGGAAAAAGGTAAGGTAGAGTTCAACTTTAATCACCCCATTAAGAATTTTACTGAATTTAAAATATTAAAAAATGAAGTTTTTATTATAAAAAATGATGAAAATTATTCATTATCTCTATGTAATGTATTAAAAGAGGATGTTAGGGAACTACCCTATAATGTGACAAGAGTGGTTACTAGAGGTAAAATTACACCATCTACCCCTTACTATGAGGAAGGTGTAAAAAAATACCCACTCTCATGGCCTGTAGATTTAAGTAATAATGTTATTTTTTCAGACTGTAAACAATGTATGTCTTTTTCCTTTTATTCACAAGCTCATGAGGATAATTTCGGTCAAATACTTAGACAAAATCAAATAGCTAATCTAGAAGAAGATTATTTTTTAAATGACATGCAAACCCTAAGTTATACACCTAGATTTTTTACAGGTTTAAATCAGTGGTTAGAAAGGTCTAGTTCCGATATTTTTAGTGACCTACAAATTATAAGGGATAGTAAAGGTGAATTAGATAGTTTACAAATTTGTCCATCCAAAGACACCATTTTAAATGGTTATGAAGGGATATATTCTAAAGCCCAGAAAAAATGTAATTGCCAATATTCTGATAGTACCGATGAAGAAATAGTTGAGGTAGAAGTACATTGTCCAGATGGTGATTGTGTAAAATGTTGTACTTCACAACAAGACGTAGAAGGTTGGGATGATTGTTGGACGTGTGAAGAGGATTACTCAGCCCCTATAGGAAATTATGCAACTGATTTATTTACTAGTACTTACGCTACATTTAAAGAAGTTTTTACAGGTGGTACGAAACTATATTCTGGTTATACTAATTCGCCCTCTACTTCTGCTAATACATATGACATATATATTTCGGCCAGTACTTTTACTGGTGATACTATTATTCCTATTTCTAACATTAAAAGAATTAAACACCGACCTCTAGCAAATGTAGTAGACCCACGTTATGTACCACACTATGGTTATCAGGTATTTTCAGGTAATGGAGGTAACCTAACTATAGAATCAGGTAATAGTAGTAACTATATGACCTATAGAGTAAGAGAAAACGGAACTTACAGATTCCAATACAACGCTTATCTAGATGTCACCTACCAAGATTCTAAATGGGCAGATTATGTATTCTCTAATTACCTAACCGCTGCTACACAGTCTATAGGTTATCCTACTAGTGACTATGCTATTAAAAGATTAATAAATTCTTCTATACTTAGAGCAGGTGCCAATGAAGGTGATGTGGTATTAGAAGACACTAACGGACAGTTTTTCCCAGGTAAAAATGGTTTTGCGGGAGGTAGTGGAGTAACAATGTTTGACTTTAAAGTCTTTATTGAAAGAGAAACTACAGCAACAACTAAAACTAACTTAGATATTTTTACAGTATCAAATGACCCAGTAAGTGGTATAGACTCAGACGCTTATCTAACACAAAGCACTAATATCGTACAAGATGTTTTTAGTGGGTACACTAATTTATTTGACGCTGCAGCTACAGCTAATACTGTTTTTAGAAAAATGATTCCTGTTAGTTTAGATACGGGTTTAATATCTTTAAGTGGTGGTGATGTAGTAAGATTAAAATATAGTGCAGATTGGGATACCACTTCTAAAGGGACAACAGGGACTACCGCTATTAAACTTAATTTAGGTCATCGACTAAACGTCAGTGGTAACCCCACATACTCACCTTCTTATAGGGTGGTTAAATTTGATAGTTTATATGTTGATAAAACTCTCTTCTTTAACGCACATAAACAATCACGAGCTGAAACTTATTTTGAGAATGGTATAAAAACTAAAAAATCTTCACAAGGAGCGTTATATACTATTAATGATAATTATGAACCCATCACAGTACCCAAAGTCGACCCTACCACGTTTGACACTTTAACTTTTGTGGATAATATTATAGGTTCTAAAAAATTAGAACTCGGTAGAGAGGCAAATAGTCCTACAAATCAATGGGCTAAACAACTAAGTTCTGGCACACTAGAAGACTATTACTTACCTTTTGGAGAGTTGATTTCAGTGAATAACGGGATACTAACATTTAACCTACCAAGGTATGACCAAGAGTACGCTTTGAGTTGTAATTATGTTTTCCCACAGATAAATCATAGTTATGTTGTTAAAACTACAATAGCGGATAACAATAATGCGGTTTCTGAAATGTATGTGGTAATAACACCTTCTCTTAATTTACAAGTGCCTTGTTTTACACCACCTTTAGATGAACAATATAAATTAGTAAGTACTGAATTATTATCTGGAGCTACAGTAGAACAATATAATGATGAATTTTTAATAGATGGTAAACCAGCGGTAATTAAAACTTCACGTTCCCAACCCTTAACAACAACTAAAGCCCCTAACACTTTTAAGTGTCAGTTTTATTGTAAATGTCAAGATTTAGATATGGAAGGTGTGGACCCTTATTTTGGTACTACTTCTGTTATAACGGATAATACTGTGTTTGATTGTGAGGAATGTGAGGAATTAGCAGCAAATTATTGTGGTCACCTATCAGGTGATTGTGAATCCATAGTATTCACTACGGAATGTCAACCTACATCTATAACAGACCCAACACAAACCAATTATGCTAAATGGACTTGTGGTGGTGGAGGACAGAATTGCACTCAGTGTACAGCGGAATTTATGTCGAATAATCCTGGGGTACAATGTCCTTATACGTCTTGTACTCATTGTGAAGCACAATCATATTATGACACTACTAGTATGTGTTATTGTAACACCACTGGCCATCATAGATATAATTGTGGCCCATTAGGTGATTGTATATTAGATACTAATGGTCCTTATATGAGTCTAGGTGAATGTGAAGATAGATGTAGTTGGTTCATACAAAATAATAATGGGAATAGTACTAACACCACAATAGGTAATTATGCTAACCCTATTTTAAGAAATACTAATATAAGTGGTGGGTATTAAAAAAGAAAATAATATTTAAAGATAAATGGCGACAGGGAATATTTTTATAAGTGAATATACGGTTACACCTACACTATCAGGTCAAACTACTGGTACTATAACAGTAGAAGACATTAGTGGTGGGACAGCACCTTATATAATACAATGGTATGGTCCAGGGCCTCACCCACAAACTTACGCGTTAAATTCAGGTAGTACATTTAACCCAACAGGGTTATCCGCTGGAACTTATAGTGGAAGAGTTATAGATTATGTGGGGTTAAGTGCGGACACTCAAATAACAGTATCCGCTTTTACAGCTCCACAATTTTCAGCAACAGTAAGTGATAATGGTTGTGTAAATGACCCTAATTTACCGTGTACATTTACAGTGTGGTCTGCGGGTACAGATACTGCTTTTCAGTCAGCAAGCACATTTAATTATACATTATACAAAAATGGTGAATTAGTAAAAGAAGTTTATGTAAGTAGTGCTACCACATCACCTAATCAAGGTGCTCCAGGTAGAGGGGGTTATTATGTATTCTCTGGTTTAACTAATGGAGAGTATGTATTTAATATTTCTACGGTATCTTCACATATAGAACACAGAAGAGATGTAAGACAATCTGTATGTACCGCGAGTACAACTATAGATGCTGGTGACACTCTAATAATGGGGAACCATCCTAACTGGGCATCCTTCTCAGCAATGACATCAGCATGGACAATGACCAATACTTTTTGTCCAGGTCAAATCCAGATTAAACCTACAAGTGTAGGGGAGACAATAAAGAACTATACCACAGGTATCTTTAAAAATGGTATAGTTACAGATTCCCCGAATCACTGGTTGTTTACGGGTAACTCACAAACAGGAGCATTAAATTATCCTACTAGTAACCCTAACAGTGGAAGAACAACAATAGTTAAAAATTTCTATTTAGGGGTTACGGGTGCAACTGATATGCAAGAAGGATATAACTGGGGACCATCAGGTGGTGGTGGACATCCTTTAGTAGATGGTACAAGTAAAGATTTAGATGGCGTAGATATAGTTCATGACTGGCAAGACGGTTATTTTTATTATAATAATAACATACAAAAATTTGTAATATTTAGAACAATTAGTGGTAGTGTATCTAGTACTCTCACTACTATGGGATGGCAAACACTATGTCCTAGTAGAGAGGATAATAATATTGGATACAATGTTGGGTTTAATACCAATTCAGGTAGTCCTACATCTTCTTTAGCTATAACCACAGCAAAATATAGTCCTTTTGTTCAAAAATTAGATGTAGCTGGGACATGTATGGGTCCCATAGGTTCAAATGACGCGTACCCAGGAATAACTAATTCAGACGTTGTTCAGTCCTTTATCAAAACCAACCCAGCTAATACTACAGCTAACGCTTTTACCGGGTTCACACCACAATCAAGTGCTACCAGTCTTAGTTTTGTAAGTTCATGTGAATACAATGATTATACCTTCCAATTGAGTACTCTCTTTAGTGGAACCACCACATCAGATAATAGAGGTTGTATTGCTGATATAGTATTAGCACAAATGAGAGATAGTAGAGGGTTGTACGGTATGAGTGGACAGACACACCAGTTAGTTTTAAGAATTTCAGCCTCTGGAACTAGTGTTATGGAGATGTTAGAGAGTAATGTATTGGAAAGGGCAGCATCTTCATCACCAATTGAAAACAACTTACAATATACCCAAGGACTAACATTCCAACGAGACTTACACGGAGACGAAATTATTTTAGAAGATAACCACACTACAAGTGATGTGTTACAACCCCCTAGAATGATAACTAAAAAAGAAATCGCAAATAGAAAAGATAAATTTTTACCATCAGTAAAGTTTGACTATAGTAAAGTGGTTAAAAATGAAAAGTTTGGTGACCCAGTGACTTATGTAAGTGAAGGACTACAAACTAAAGAATTTAATGGGACCATCTTAAGGTATCCAGATGCTAGTGTAAGTGCAACAACTTCACTTACATCACCCTATAGAGCTAATAAAACAATGTCCCTACAAGGAGCAGTGCGTATTAGAATTACTAGGAGTGGGTCTGAAGGAGAACAATTTAGGGTACAAATGACTGATACTATGGGGGATAACAGTATTTACGTCGCTTGTACAAAACATGTTGGAGACACTAACGAATTTAACGATAAGTTTGAAATGAACTTCAATCTACTAGATAAGACCACTTGGTCTGGTAGTTCTTTTAGTGCACCATCTTGGGTGATTGGTAATGAATTGGTTAAATATTTAGGAACTACGAAAATTGGATTTAAAGCCGCTCCACGTAAAACTACTGGTAGTTTGGGACTTGCCCATTATTATGATGTTGGTTTAAGTGGTAATACAGGGACTACAATAACACCAGTAAGTCACGGTGAACATCCTATTATTTTTTCTGGTACAGCTTTTACATTAACTTCTACCGCCACAACTAATGTTATAACAACTAAAAATTGTGATTATTACAATGACTGTGAATATACGGTACCTAAGATAAGACCACAGATGGATGCCATATTTCAGAGTTTACCAGAACCTGATTTTGATTTGTCGGGTGGTACTCTAGGTAATAATTTAGGAATATCGGGTGAATCCATTTATAATTTATCTGCTGAAACAGGTATGGACTTAAATGTGTTTTTAAGTGGTAACACAGCAGATTTCATAAATAAACAGGCTTACCTTAAGTTGGATGTTTATCCTTATGAATTCTCGAAAGAAAAATTTTCAGTACAACCAGATTATAGATATGTTTTTGATGTTCCAGCAAGAGTTTCCACACCAACCCTAACAACTAAGACTACACCTATATCCGCAACAACATTTTTTCCTTTTTCAGCGTTTTCTACAGGTACATCATGGCAGTTTTTAATAAAACCATCATCTTTATTTAGAGATAAGAGTGACCTTACAAATAATGTTTATATTGACACATCAACAGTTTTAGATAAAGTTACCTATGATAGACAAAGGGATTCTATAGTGACACTAGTAGAACCACCTAGAGAACCTTCACTTAGAAATCAACAAGTTCAGTTCGCTTCAAACGTGGAAGCAAGACTAGAAAGTGAAGCGTTTACGGTTACTGGAGTTCCTGAACCATCAGACCCAAACTACTCTGCGTTTACTTGGTCAGGAGCTGTCTTAAGTTATAATGTAGGTTCTAGTATGTTGGTTAGTGTAAACGGAGTTACTGTACGTGAAGAAGGTTATAGTACTACCTTTGGTACTCCTTCAGGGACATTTGTTACTGGTAGTACATCTGCGGACACCAACGGTGGGGATTATAGAGTAAGTAGTATTAGAGGAACAGCTTCACAAATTACATTTAGGGGTGGGACACTAAGGAATGGTGATGTAGTTAATGTGATTTACCCACTTAGGGATAGTAAGAGTTATTGGAAACAAACTGTAGACTTTTTCGGAACCATAACAACTAACAGTGCTTCAACACTCTATAGAGATAGTTTCTATTATTATATTAATTTAGATTATCCAGCTTTAGGTGCTGTGGGTATTGTATATAACGGACAAATACTAGTGGAAAACAGTGACTTCCAAAGAGTAGGTAACGGATTAATCCAGTTATTAACTATTACTTATGACAATGGAGATTTAAATAACTGTGCCAAATTAGGTGAATGTAGTTTTACCTTATATTACTTAACACAATACACTGTTGTTGGTAGAACAAGTACCAGAGAACCAACTTCTTTAGTGACTTACACTAAAACATTAGGATTTAAAGAATCTCTAAAACAGATGGTTTATAATTATAGCACGGGTGAAGTAGTCCAGGAAAACTATAAATTCTATAAACATTCTGATTTTGGAGGTAAAGAAGAAAAATTTAAAATTACGGTTCCTAGTGCAGGGACATATAATTATAGGGTAATTGCTACTAGATATTACCCACTTTTTAATGGTGAGGAAGTGACCACCAGTAGAATTACACCAGATGTGAGATTTGAAGTAAGTAGACAAACATTCTTCTCACCTTATAAACTACCCGGACAAAGACAAGTTAATAACCGAGGTGGATACTAAAATTTGAAATATAATATTTATTAATAAATAATAAAAAATGGCTTATATATTAAAAGACTCAACACAAGGACAAGTTTCGGTTAAATTAACCGACGCTGGAAGAAAAAAATTATCTGAGGGGAAGTTGAATATAGAACTATTCCAATTAGGGGATAGTGAATATTGTTACGACTGTTATAACGGTTTACCTCAACAAAGTAGGGGGATACACATCCAACAGGCAAACTTTAACGCTCAGAATCTTAACCCTATCCCTGAAAGGAATAAGGCACACGTAAAATACCCAATACCTATATCACAAAATGCTACAGGTACAACTTTTGGAGCGGTACAAGCTGCTCACAATTACCAAGAGGTTTTTAATCGTGCATCTCAAAGAGGATTCTATAGTGCGAATACAGGTGATTGTTGTAGTTTTTCAGCTTTTACTGGGTCAGCTTATACATTAAATGCGAATTTCTTTTTCCCTGTTTCAGCCATGACAGGTGGAAGTCAAGTAGCACTTCTTTCAGCTAATACTTTTCAAAATCAAGCTTTTTCAGGTGGTCCAGGAAGTATACCAGGTTACTCACCAATTGTAGGTGACCTGTTGAGTATTAGATACATATTTCAAAGTGGAGCAACAGGAACTACTAATTGTTTTAATTTACCATGTACAACACCATCCGCTCAATTATTTTATCAAGTTACAGCGGGTAATACGGTATCTGGGAGAACCGGAGGTACTTGGAAAGGTACTTCTAACGACCCTTTATACCTCACAGTCGATAGGAATTTACCAGACTTCGGTGCTTTTTCTGGTGGTTCAGCAGGGACAGATATTGTACCTATAAAAAATTATACAGGTGCAACAGGAACATTAGTGGGGGCATGTGTAAAAGTATACCCATCCACAAGTGGTGGTACTTACTCCGCAAACTCCGCGAATCCAATGTTAACATATTTTGGAGCTGACACGCCAATACCTTACTGGTCACCAGGTTCACTTTCATTTGAAAATAATTGTGATGTGTCAGTTAAAGACGTTAAAGTTTGGAATATGAATATAAACTGGACTGAAACTGTCGCAGGTGTAGACACAGTTAATGAGGGTTATGAAAATGTAAATGAATATGGCTCAACTGGTTATTGTGGTACTAAAGAATATTTAGGTTATTCTAATAGTGAAGGTCAGGTAGATACGGGAGAAAGAACTGATTTCTATACTGGACTAAAAAGTTCTTCATGGTATTATGATTCTTATCATAATATTAAATGCGTAGTCCCAGAAAGACAAAAAGCTATAGCTATCCTACATTACACCAACCAAACAATTTCTAATTTTTATGGTGAAAAGTTTGCTCTTAAGAAGAGTGGAAGTACCCAAACAGGGATAGGAGAAGCTCGAAACTTTAGAATTAATATGCCGTGGTTAATGTGGCATAAGAAAAATACAGGAACATCTATAGCTGCTACCGCACAGGACGGATGTCAAGGAGCAGATAAGTACGGTCAATGTTTCTATGTGGACCCACCTAACTATCCAGATATATTTCCATCACAACCATATATAATGCAATCTACGGTAAATCCTAATATGAACCATAATGGTCTGAGATATTATTATCTCTGGGATGATAATTCTGACACTGTAGTTGGTGAAGGTTCGGTAGTAGCGGGACCTAATCCAGTAGGTAAGGTATTTCCTGATTTAAAAATGGCTGTAATTCATGATGAAGAGTTAGTTGCTGCCATGTCTTACAAAGCTAATAGAAGTTGGACATTACCAGCTCCTAGAATTCAGATGATTAATGCTGGAACCAATTGTTGCGGTTCCGCATCAACACTAGGTGTATTCACCCAACCATACCAAAAAATGTTTGTAAGTTATCTAGTGGAGAGTAATTCGGGTTTAACTACGGGATTACATTGTAATTATTATATTGATGTTAAAAACCCTAATGATGGTAAGTCTTACGATTTAGAAATTGAGTTTGGTGCAGAGTTTCCTTACTTAAAACCTTTTGATTTAGGTGGAACAGCAGGAGCATCAGGAGGAACAGGATGGCAAGGTAATAAAGTTCACTTATTATGGCAAAGAGTTACAGCACCACAGACAGACCCATTACCAGACCAATGGACTAGAACAGAAGTAACCGACCAAATTGGTCCATGTGATACTTTTGGATTTGGAAATCAACTGCCTCTAAGTGGGTGTCAAATATCAAGCGCGGCAACCAAGATATACCTAACAAGAGCAAATCAAGTTACAGGTACAACTTATAACTTACATGATTACATTAATATTCCTTTACAAACCACAGAAAAAGACCTATTACAATTTGGTGATGAATACTTCTTTTATGGTGAACTGGAGTCTGATATTATGGCGACCATGTACGAAATGAAGTATTATATAAATTTAGCAAGTTCTCAGTTTGCGGGAGACACTAATAATTTAAGTGTGGGTAATTCGTTAAATCCTTCCTACAAAGATTATTATCAACAAAATCAAATATACCCTAACGTCTATATTACTGAAGTTGGTTTATTTAATAATGATAATAATTTTCCAGAACTAATGGCAATAGCTAAATTTATGAATCCACAATTAAGAGATGGAGCACAACAATTTGTCTTAAGTTTAGACTTTTAATGGAATGGGATTTGTTAACACAGGAAATACAAATACACTAGAATTAAACCTTACGGAAAGAGGTAAGGCATTAATTGGTGGTGGAGGTGGAGGTATTAGTTTATTTACCACTTTAGCTAGTGCTAAATTCGCTCTTCGAGACCAAGGAATGGATTATAGAAGATTCTCTTCCGCCCCTGTACCAGGTTCAACCGTTACCATTAGTGATGGGCCTTGTTTTGACCAACAATATAGTACAAGTCCATTTAATGAAAGACTATCGGGTACGTGTTTTTTTAATTATGCTGACATAAGGGGTAGAGGTGGTAATGCACCATGTAATAAAACTGTGTTACGTTTGAATGATATCGAAGCGGGTGGACCATTCGAAGATTTAGGAATCAACGATAATCTATTGTATTTAAATGAACCTGGAATTCCTAGTGTTCCTGAAATAGAAGAAGAAGAAGTGATTCCACCACCACCTCCAGTATGTTTTGATTTGGGGTACGACTCGACATTCGGTCAACAACCAAATCCTGATAGTTGTGCGTGTACCACTTATGGGACTGTTTGGGAACCTTTAATTGGTGAATCGGAAAATATATTTAATGGTTGGAATATGCAAGAGACTATAGCGGGTGGTTATAATCCCGCACTAGGTTGGAATGATTCAGGTCTTACCCCAGCTAATACTCAGGGGGGTGGTTGGTTAGGTTTCGCTTACTATTATCCATCTTATGAGGCAGTACTGAATGTCATTCTAAATCTATCTATACAGAATAACACACCTCTACCAGCGTTAACTGGTTTACTGGGTCCTGCCGACGGTTTACTCGCACAAATAGGGACTCAAACTCAACTTATGGTTAGTGATACAGGGGGTGTTGTTGGTGATGTATATGGTGACGGTAGTTTAGCGTGTAGTGATTTATCATGGGTTATGAAGTGTCATTGTCAAGGTGTTCTTGAAGGAGACGTAATACCAACACCAGGTTACCTTAGTATGCAAACTGCTATTAATAACGTAATAGATTCATATATAGTAGCTGTAGGGTGTGATAATATCCCTAGTTCTATGTGTGATGGGTCTACGGCACAATGTCAAAATCCTTCTTTATGTGCATAAGAGAATAGTTTACAAATAAAAAAGAATAATTAAGATAATTATATAATAAGAAAGAAATAAAAATATGGGATATATAAGTTCAGCATCAACAGTCTATATGGACTTCAACTTAACCGACGCGGGTAGAACTGCTATGGTTACAGGTGATTTAAGTCAGGCAATAACTAAATTTGCTTTATCAGATGGTGATATAGATTATAGACAACCTACATCAACAGGACATACTGTAGTTGCACAAGGAGGGTTTTTAACAGATGTTACAGGTACACATAATAGTTGTTCAGGAGCTATTACAGCGGGTTACCAACAAAATCCTGACGCGATGTTACAGATGGATGTACAAGCCGCGATTAATACCGGTGGGGGTACTCCAACGGGTACTATATCTACACCACAAGTAGTGGTAGGTTATACTAATGATATAACTAATCAGATGGAATATTACTCTTCTTTAGAGGTTGAGGTTTATCTACATGATTACCTAGTATTACAAAAACATTTAATGCAAGCCTTCCCTGATGCACACCAGTTATTATACGAATACCAGTCAGGGGGAACAATAACACCACAAATTTGGAAAGATGCTTTCTTAAATGGTTTTGTACAGTTAAGTGGACAAACATTTAATGCCAGTCATTTAAAACAAGCTTTAAACTTAATACAATCTTCTCCAGGTAGAGGACAATTTTTAGATTTCTATGATGAGGTAAAAATAAAAGATGGAGCATCTTTTCTAGATGATAATTTTAGGGTTTCAGCTACGACTGATTCTCTAATGAATAATATCCTCAATCTGTCACAAAGACAAATGATATTTGATACAGGTTCTATGGGCACAGATAGTGGTTCAGGACCAGGACAACTGGATGTTGTTAAACCAGTTAGATTAGCCACTCAAGATGGGTTGAGTAGTAGTAGTGAATACCTGCAAAACCACCCATACCAATTATCATTTAGTAATAAAGGAGCACAGTACCACGGTAATGGACCAGCAGGGTTAGGATTATCTTCACAAGGATTTGGTTATTTAGTATTACCACAACAAAATAGTTTTGCGGCGTCTACTTTAAACACTAGTGCGAGATATCCTGATTGGCAGAATGCAACTTTCAACACAAATGTTGATTATCAGAATGCTACGGGGACACAAGATTTCGCTACTTACGCTCTAGGTTTTGTTAGTCCTTGGTTATTAGAAAACTTTAATACGGGTGGTGGACCTTTAACATTAACTAACAATGCTATGATGGGGGCAAATGGTGTATCAGCATCATATATGAACCCAGTAGACCCTGTGGGGACGAATGGTGTCCAAGCAGGGACTTATGATTCGGTAGAATATATTATACCAACGATAAGAACTAGAAAACAATTAAATGAATATAACGGTATAAACTACTATTACCCTATACCTACCCCTTATTTAGATGGTAGTATTGATATTTCTTATGGTGATGCACAAATGGGTGTACCTACTACATTTATTGGTGATAACATTTATATGAGATTATTATCTCCTGGAAATTATTTAAGTAGTTGGGGAGTGATAATGGGTAATCTCGAATATGTGGATATGGGTGTTACACAGCAGAATATATATGGGCAGGTGGACATTACTCCTTCTGTTTTTGCACCTCCACAATCTACTAATACTACTAACATACAAAACGGTGGAAGATACTATAATTTCTTAAGTAGAGCCTTACTGAATACAGATAAAATGTTAGCTCAAATGCAATCAACATCAACGGTAGGGAACGCAAACGTTAACAATACTCAGATGACGGAAATTACTCAAGGGTCTAACGCGACGGGAGGTACTTACTATAGTGGATTTACCAGTACATCAAACGGTGTGGATG